CGAGTGATTGCGTTGACGCAGCCCAAATGGAACAGGTGTTGCCGTGAGTCTCCGTCTGGTCGAACAGCATGACGAGCCCACCTACGCCGTGCATCGTAATCAGTTTCATTCGCGACAGAGCGGATTGAACATCGGTTACTGGCGTGAGCCTTGGTACACGAAACGGATATGGCGGTGGACAGCTATAGCAGTGATGGTGCTGTCTTTGGTGGGGCTGGGGATTATTTACTGAAATTCGATCCATTTGGACTGACGTGAACGCAATCAAACGCAACAGCCTACAGACTTCGGAGCGAACGGCATGAGCCTAGCCATTGAGCGCGATTGGATCACCGCGGCTGGCCTGCGCGCGATCTGCCGATTCGTCAACAACTCGCACCGTTGCGGCTACGTCGCCGTGCCGAAGGGTCATGTGCTCTACGGCGTCGGCTACAGCGAACCTTCACGCCACCTGTCGCCGCCGATAAACGAAACAATGGGCAAGCGCGGAATCATCCCGCTGTTTTGCGCTGCCGGCGATCAGGAGCGGATGCGCTCGCCCGAAATCGTCTTTGACGTGCATGGCGGCATCACCTTTTCTGGCAACGGAGCAAACGGCTATCCAGCGGAAGGAGCGGACCTGTGGTGGTTCGGATTCGATTGCGCGCACAGCGGCGACATTAGCGGCCCGGAGAAGTATCGCGCACGCGACCCTAACGCCGTCCTACGTTCACAGGCATACGTCGAGGCTGAATGTGAATCGCTCGCACGGCAACTCGTCGAGCGCGTAAAGATGATCGTGGACGCGATCTAGCCATGAACGACGAATACCCAACTGACGCACCGGAGCGAAGATGAAAACAAGCGACAGCATCAAGGAAATCGCAACCGCGTTGGCGAAGGCGCAGGCGGTGATGGCCGGGGCCAAAAAGGACGCGACGAATCCGCACTTCCGCTCGAGGTACGCCGACCTCGCTTCGGTGTGGGAAGCCTGCCGTTCCCCGCTCGCGACCAACGGAATATCGGTGATCCAGATGACGGAGCCATCCGACAAGGACGAAATCATCGTCGATACCCGACTCATGCACACGTCCGGGGAATGGATCGAGGGCAGACTGACCTTGCCGGTGTCCAAGGCGGATGCGCAGGGGTATGGATCAGCCCTGACCTACGCCCGTCGCTACGGCCTGTCTGCGGCCGTAGGAATCGCTCCTGAAGACGACGACGGAAACGCCGCCGCTGCTGCGAAACCGGACTACAGTAAGCACACGGCCCGTCAGGTCGCGGTCGATGAACTGGAAGCGCAGACGCCAGAGGAGCAGGCGTTCCTCCGCGAGAAGGCCATCGAGATTATCGCCGTCCATGAGAGTAAGGGCGATGTCTTCGCTTTCGTGGAAACGCAGCACTTCGATACCGAGCAGAAACTTGCTCTGTGGAGTCTCTTGCCGAGCAACGTAAGGTCGGCGATCAAGCGGGCACGGGCTCCGAACGGGCTTGCTAGTCAACCTTAGGAGACACTATGGCATTCGTGCTGAAAGATGGACAAGGCAGTTTCTTCAAGAACGACGACAAGCAGGAAAACGACAATCGGCCGAGTTATCGCGGCGAGTTCATGCTGAATGGGACGCTGTACAAGATAGCGGGCTGGATCAAGGAAGGGCCGAAAGGCAAGTGGATGTCGCTGAAGGTCGAGCCGAAGGAAGAGATTGCCAAGCCCAAAGCCGAAGAACGCTCCCTCGATTCCTGGTAGATGCCCGACCTGCCGGCGGCGGTTCAAGCGCAGCAGTGAGGCTAACCGGCGACTGTGGGCGATCTACGGAGCGATGTCGGACAAACTTAGGCCGGATGGAAAGACGTATTCACCGGAGCAGTTTCACCTGTATTTCAAGCAGCGGTTGCTCGGGTGCAGGGACTTCGATCTTCCTGGCGGCAAGGTGCTGACGATTCCGAACAGCAGTGCCGATTTAGACACCGACGAATTCAACGAATTCATGCAGGCGGTTGAAACGATGGCAGCGGAGCACGGGGTTTATCTCGATGAGTAGCGCCAAGGGCTCGCGGCACATGGAGCGCGTTGCCGCCCTACCCTGCGTCCTCTGCGTGTATATCGGGCTCGGCGTCAAGTACGGCGTTCATGTCCATCATATCCGCGAAGGCCAAGGTGCCGCACAGCGAGCCGATGACATGCTTACCGTGGCGCTCTGTCCCGATCACCATCAAGGCGCGCTCGGGTTGCATGGGCTCGGCGTCAAGGGCTTCTATCGACAGTACAAGCTAGACGAATTGGACTTGCTCGCGATGACGCTGGAAGCGCTAGAGGCGTGATGACACAAAGCCTTTCGTGTCGGAGTCGAGAAGGCGTAGCGAGTTGCCACATGGACGCTGTAAAAATGAATCGAGAGGTGCTTTGCAATGAAAACGTCAGATCCTGTTCTACCGCTAGTCAAGACCAGGTCCGCTTTCGAGTCGTCGCTAAAACGATACATGGATGCGGTTACCGCGCTCGTTGCGGTCACGGAGGCAGGTTTAAGCGCGGGAGCCATCAGCGGTGCCATCGAAACGCCCTTGCGCGAACGATTGGCTGTCGTGAAATCGGCCTGGATCGGCGAATAGCTTTATGACTCTCACACCAGAACAGCGTGAAGCGTTGCAAGCCGCGCTTGAGCATTGGTACAGCTTGGGCGATGAAGTCGCGTCAGGCGAGACCATCTTCACCACCGGCATGCGCTACGCCTACGAAGATGCTGCGAAGATTTGCGACGATCGCCGGAGCATCGACGCTATCGGATTACACGAACTCGCGCAGATGATTCGCTCGCGCACACCAAAGGATTCCGCATGAGCGACGAAGCAACGAAACTGCTGCGTGAGTGGCTACTCCGCGTTAGGGCAGCTCCTGCGACCGCATGGTTGAAAGAGGGGCTTATCCAGCGCACACGCGCCTATCTCGCCGCAGAGCAGGCAATAGTGCCACCACGCGAGCCGACGCGCGCGATGCTTGAAGCGGCGGATCAGGCAGGTATCCATAGCTATACCGGGACGTGGACGATTGATCCGGCAAAGTGCTGGGCGGTTATGTTTGACGCCGCTATTGCCGAGGGGAAGCGCCATGAGTGACGTGCTGCCGTGTCCGTGGTGCGGGAAGGTGCCGGACCTGAACGACACGCGAACGTTCCGCGAGACGGAAGGACCGAAGTGGGGCGCGCTCGTCTGCTGTTGCATCGGCCCCGAGGTTCGCACCGGATACAGGCCGGTCGATGAATGGCGTGACGCGGCTATCACCGCATGGAACGACCGCGTCCAAGCAGATGCACCGGCTCCCCTACCCGCTGGTGCCGCTGAACAGCAAAACGACAAGGTTCATATGAGCAACGTCACCGACGACCCATCCAATGCTCCCGCAGACCCCGAAGCTAAAGACGACGGGCTGCCAGGAATGCTCGCTCTCGCGCAGGGCGTAGCAGAGCAGCGTTGGCCGCACACGATTGACGCCGTGATATGGGCGAGGGAATGGATGAAGCAAATAGCCGCGCACCCGTTTATCCCGCGCGACGAAGGCTGCATGATTGGCTGGTTCGCTAACGCGATCATGGCCGGATACGACACAGCGCAAGCGCGCGCCGCTGCTCCAGCAGAGCGCCCATCCACCGCCGCGCCTGCTCGGGATGCGCTAGTGGATGACGACGACGACGACGACGAGTCTCCCGCCGCACCGGCTGGCCTTTCTGTCGATCCCGAGATCATGCATGGCCGACTCTGCATCGCAGGAACGCGCATCCCGGTGTCAGCAATCCATAACTATCACGCCGCCGGCTATTCACACGACAGGATCATGAAGGACTATCCAGACCTGACACGTGAGCAAATAGATGCAGCGCTCGCTCCTGAAGTGAGGCGCTGGATTGCCGCCCGATTGCGCGCTTTAGCCGATTACGGCGGTATGTCAGACGAACTGTGGGCGAGGATCGTCGAAGCTGCCGCCGCCCTCGCCCAACGTGACGTACCGCGAGAGCCGACGTTTACGGCTGGCGAAGTTTCGACGCTAACGGGATACCTGACCGAGAAAACGCTTGCATCGATGCCGCCGTGGGAGCCGACAGATGCCATGCGCGAGGTCGCGCGGGTGTGGGCTGATGCTCACGACTGCAATGTGAGCGGCTTAGCGCTGGCGAATCTATGGCGCGCAATGTACGACGCCGCCCCACAGGAACAGAGCGCCCAACGTGACGACGATGCGCGGGACCGCTAATGGATGATCTCTGCGAGCACGATTTAACCGAGCGCGAAACGGCGTGTGCTGATGGCGTGTGCCCGATTTGCCTAGCCGCCGAATGCGAATCCCTACGAGCATCCCTACAAGCAGAGGGACGAGATGCGGCGCGGTATCGGTGGCTGCGGGAACGCGATCGCGGAGATTGGCCATCGGTATGGCTTGCCGCAGGTTCGCGACCGTTGCGAACAACGGCACTAGATGCTGCGATCGACGCTGCAATGAACGCACCGGAGCCGAAGGCATGAAACGTAGCGTCAATTTCAGCGGCAACGTAGCGACGTTCCGGCGCAAGGCGCAAAAGCCGGAAGCGATCATCGCCGCGATGCGACTCGTCGGCATGACGGATGCGGAGATTGTCGTCGCGCTAAAAAAGATGCAGCAACCGAAAGATACGCATGAGTGATGCACTGATAAGACACGGCAATGGATGAAACCGACTGGCAGAAGGCCGAATGGAAGCTGGCTCATGCGACGTTTCAGCGCGAAATATCCGCCCTACGGGAAGAGCGGGATAGGCTGCGAGCGGCGTTGCGGAAGAATTGCATCGGGCACTGTGCGACGCCGGACGATCCCAAGTGGTATTGCTGGCAGTGCGATGCAGAGTGGCCCGGTCCAGACGTGTGTGATGAACACCACGCTGCCGGCTGTCTCGCCGCGCTAGGGGAACGATCGGGAGAGCGGGAATGAGCGATAGGTACGGGCAATTACGCGAAGAAATAGCGCTTGGCGACGGCATGGGCATGGATGACGCGCTCGCCGAACAGGTCGGCGCCCTGCTCGCCGAACGCGACGCCCTCGCGAAGCGCAATGCAAAGCTGGTCGCGGCGCTGCGGGAGCACACGGTTTTCACGTGGACATCGGATGAAACCGAGGCTATGGATGGCGGCGGACAGTGCCTCGTGTGCAAGGAAGAGTGGGCCGAGAGCGCGCCGGAGCGCCATCGCGACGATTGTCTCGCCGCGCTGCAATCGGAGGGGGGGCGATAGATGAGCACACGAACGATCGTTGAGATCAATCACGATCATCTGCGCATGTTGCGCGAGCCTGACTTCCTGCAAAAGCTGGAACTCGTCATCTGCGGCGGCGGCAAGTGGATCGATGACATGCGCGAATCGCTCAAGCCCTGTGTTCGCGTTCTCGGCCAGCGTCACCATAGCGAGCCAGAATGGAAACAGGGGAGCGATAGATGAGCACGCGCGTGCGCGACCGATGACGACTAAACGCAGTTCGCTGCCGTACGAAGACGCGACGGGCAAGACGGCGCTCGCCGAATTGCAGGCCGCGCTTGAAAAGTTCGGCTGCCAGAGCTTCGGGACCATGATCGACGCCGAGCGAGGGGTGACGATGGTGCAGTTCCGTTGGCGCAACCGGAACGTATCGCTCGAGGCGTCATGGAAGGGTTATGCCGCCGCGTGGCTTCGCACACACCCATACAAGTGGAACTCCCGGTTTACGAAGCAGGATCACGAGCAGCGGGCGCTCGATCAGGGCCGCAAGTCCGTCCAATCCGTCCTGCGCGATTGGGTCAAGGGCCAATTGACCGCAGTGGAGTGCGGCGTGATGAGCTTCGAGGCGGCGTTCATGCCGCATATGTTGTTGCCGAGCGGCGAGCGCGTCATCGACCGCGTGCAAAGCGAGATGCTTCTGCCCGCGCCCGACGCGCCCAAAGTCGTCGGCATTCGGGGCGAGTAGTGACCGACCGCCTGCTCACTGCGGAGAAACCGTGATCCTAACGCTAAACCAGGTTGCTCTAAGACTGTCCGTATCCAGACGGACGGTAGAGCGTTTGACCGCCGACCGCAGACTGCCTACAGTCCGGGTTTCGCCGCACCGGGTAGGCATACCGGAGCAAGCGCTAACCGACTATCTGGAAAGAGGCGGATGGCAGTCCGATACGACGAGCAACGGAAAAGATGGCTCGTCGAGTTCGAGCAGGCCCACATCCGCATTTTCCGGCGTCTACCAAAAGGGTCCACCCAGACGCAGGCGCAAAGCCTAGAGACGAAGCTGAGACGCGAGATATTCGACCGCGAGACGCTGGAGAAAATCCCGGCGCTGTCACTGGAAAAGGCAATCGAGCAATGGCTGCTAGAGGATCACCGAAGAAAAGACCGACGGAAGATGCAAAGCGAGGCCCGGCAGTGGGAGCCGTTCGCAAAAGGAAGGCTGCTGCGGGAAGTACCGCAAGTGGTACAGGAAGCCATGAGCGAGTGGAGCCATACCCAGTCCAGCAGTGGTCAACAATCAGGCAGGACGGCAGCACGGGGCACGTCTGGATCGATCAGTACGGCAGTCAGCACGCGGACCAAAGCCGCGACGATCAACCGCAGGCTGGCAATGCTGAAATCAGTCTGCCGCCACGCCTACAAGCAGGGGCGGATCGCGGAGAATCTGAGCGGCCGGATCACGGTGCTGCGCGAGGACAACAAGCGGGAAGTGTACTTGACGAAGCGCCAGGTCTCGCAACTGGCGGCAGCATCATCGTATCCAGCGACTATCTGGCTCGCGGCCTACACTGGGCTAAGAGCTTCGGAATTGCTTGCCCTGCCAAAGATGCCGCCGCACTCGGCTACGCTGCATGTCTACAAGAGCAAGAGCGGCAAACCGCGAATCGTGCCTGTCGCTGGGCCGGCGCGTCGCTACTTGTCGGCGTTGCCTTTGGAGCATTCCTATTGGCAATTGCACAAAGACTTTTCGCGGGCTAGGAAGGCTATCGGGATGCCAGGCCTGCATTTCCACGATTTGCGACACACGTTCGCGTCGTGGCTTGCCGCGGAGGGCGAGGACCTGTATACCATCGCGACGTTGCTCGGCGATCAGTTGCAAAGCGCGCAGCGGTATACGCATCTCGTCAAGGGCCGGCTGCGCGACGCCGTGGGGAAGCTGAAATGACTTGCTCCTGGCGCCACGCGTGGGGTCCTTGGACGGAGTATCAGGAAAATGGCGTCCTTGTGAGCCCGCGGCATCCTGAACGACAGTCGCCTTATTGCGAGACCCGGCAGAAGCGCGTTTGCGGACGTTGCGGCAGGACGCAGGACGAATGGATAAAGAACGGTCCGATAGGCCCGCGCGTCACATTAGTCGCCTAGTGGCGGGACTGGCGATGGGGGGAGCCGGTCGTTCGCAGGCGTCAACTGTCGGCCACTGTCATAGACGGGCCCGTAGCTCAGTCGGTTAGAGCAGGCGACTCATAATCGCCGTTGCGTTCCCCGTGAAACATGGGCTTTGGATGGGGCGCTGATGGCCTACTTCCGCCTAAGCCCGGCTAACAACCCCATCATGTATGCACGGGTAATGCTGTTGACGCCCTTGCATACCGCTATTCTCTGCACATCCTCGTCCGTCAATCTTACCTCGGGCGGGAGAAACTTCTGCGCGTTGCGCGCAGCGGGCTCGTCCATTGGCGCGTAGTCCCAATAACGCTCGGTCACTCCATGATCCTCTGTACGTCTTCGACAAACTGCTTGATGAGTTGCGCGAGCGGGATGTACTCGTTCGCCTGCGACTGCCGCATGAGCCAGGACGCGACCTGCATGACCAGCGCGTCGTATTCAGGCGCCAAGGGCGTCTCCCGCGGCATTGTAGGCGGGTAGCATCCCATTCGCCCCGATCCCGAGCTGCGGCTTGCCCTGTGGGTCGGTATAAGGCACGAACAGGAACGCCCATAGCACGCTGACGTTGTTCGCCTTGGCGTAGTCGACGAAGGCTTGCGGGCCTTCGCGATAAGGGTTAGCACCGCCGGCAATGAGCATCAGGTGTTGGTCCGGGCGCAGGTTAAGAGCCTGCGGGCCGTGCCCGTAGTTGTCCCTGCCAACATCCGTCGCCTGATCGATGCCCGGCGTCGGTCCGTTGGGTCCGTAAATGACGCCGATCGGGAGTGTCCATGCCGCGCGGGTCTGCATGAACGCTTGCGCCATCGTAGCCCCGGAACAGCCGTGATTCTCGGGCTCGTCCATCGGGTAGAGCATCACGACCATCCGCGACAGGTCGAGCGCGTCGAGTTGAATCTTGAACAGCAACAGGTCTTTCGTGCCGAGCCAATTGCATTGACTGTCGAAGGTGAGGAAGCCGGTCGAAAGGATGATGCGGTTAATACCCCGGGCCCTTGCTTCCTGCATCTGCGCGATGATCCGCGCCTTGATCGCCTCCCGGTCCTTGGCCCAATCGCCCCAATCGACAGCATGAACAAATGAGACGTGCCCGGCGGTTGCCGCTATCTGTCCGTCGCCCGTGCCGAAGTAGCCAAAGTCGACGACATGCGGAGCAACAACCGGCGCAACGGGTGTCTGCGGACTGGACGAGCCCCCGCCGCCGCACGCCGAAAGTAGCAGTGCGACGAGCAGAAGGAGGCGCAAATTACATCAGCGCCGCAGTGATGATCCAACCGATCAGGGCGCCAACGAGTAGGCCGGCGAGGAAATAAATCACAGCTTGTTCGCAGCGTCCTGCACGTCAGCCGTAACCGCGGTCTTGGCCGCGTCCGCTGCGGCTCTCAACACGCCGCGGCGCTTGAGGTAGACGACGGCGCCGACGACGACGGCGATAACACCCAGGCCCGTCAGGACGGCCGAGAGAATGAAGAACGTGGTAATGGTCATTTTGTGTCCTTGAGGTTGTTGTAAAAGCCTATGCAGGCCAAGCCTTGTGAATGCGCATCGGCGTAAGCCTTCGCTCCCCCGGAGGCCCAGGTAATCAGGGCGTCCAGGTCGTACACGACGCCTTCAGTCGTTCTTGCGACGGGGGCCGGGGGGAGTGGGAAGGCCATGGCTGGACGCACTATCGACGGTGGCAATGCCGGCAGCGTTGGCCGCTCTTGCAATGTCGCCGAGCAGCTGCTCAACATCAGCGCCAGCAGCACAAGTCCGGGCCGGTAAATGCTTGATCCGGTCCATGAGCGCATCGAATTGCACATTGGTTTCCTTGTCTAACCCACGCTTGGCCGCTTCCGTCTTATCGACTTGCGCCGACCAAAGTAGCGCGAGAGCCGTCGCCCGTTCCTCTGCGGCGGTGAGTTTCAGTTGCACCGCATCGGCGCGATTGGTTTCGTACACCACGCGTTCATGCTCGAAGCCCAACGCGATCGTTAGCAAGAGCACGATGACACCCACGCCGCCGAAGAGGTAGATCATCGGTCAGGGTCCATTTGCTTCAGACAAACCGGGTCTGTAGTGATGAAGCGCAGCCCGACGTTCGCCGCCATGACCAAGCCGCCAAGCAGTGGCGCGGCCCAATGCGGGAGGGTGCCGGCGTACTGATCCCACCCCGCGGCAATGAAACCCACGCCTCCTGCCGCGGCGTTGAACCAGATGGTCTTTGACTTCCACCAGACTTTCATTCTTCCCTCGGCCGGTCATCTAGGTCCGGTCGCGTCTTCTGCATGTTCAGCAGAAACATGACGCAGCAACCCAGGTGCGCTAGATGTGACAGTCCGCTCTCCGTGTCGATGTCCTCGCCATCGTTGAATGCGTGCAGATGGCGCAATGCGGCCGCGGTCAGGCGCGAATAGCTGATGCCCCGCCGCCAGTTATGCGCGGCGTACTTCTGCGCGCCGAAACCGAGCACGCGAGCGATTTCTTCTAGCGCGTGCCTGTCAAGTAAGTCCATGCGCGGCTTGCCGTCGTCATGTTTCTGGCCCCTGTCGGCTTGCATGGCGATGGCCTCCTGAAGGCCTCTGCTGATGCTGTCGAAATCAGTCATCCGATGTCCCGACGCATAATCAATTGACGGTCCTCTTTCGCCAGTTCCGACCCCGCTTCCTTCGTCCATGAACCGCACTCCTGGCATTGGTATCTCGCGTATTTGTTTACCTGCGTGCGCGAGAAGCCGCGGCGTTGCAGATGACCCGAGCCGCAATTGGGACATACGGGAATGCCGGGCTCGTCATAGACGCCGTGGTTAGGATGCTGATTGATCCACGGCAACATGCGCTGATAGACGCGCTCGAGCAGCACAACGTCGTTGCGGTTGTACTGCTCCATGCGCTCCCACGCCTCGGGGTCTTTCGCCATGCACTTGATCCACAGTTCGTGCCCCTCATGGCGCGTCTTCTCGCCCAGCCCTAGTGATTTCGCTATGTATTCGAGCTTCTTTGACGGGAAGCGGAATTGACGCTTGGCAACCCGGTACAAATCGATTTGCTTTGCAGGGGCCGGCGGCTTGAGGCCGTAGATGAGGAATTCCTTGTTGAGCGTTGGCACGTCAAAGCTGGTGCCGTTGTAGTGAACCAACGCATCTGCCTGCCCGATGAGCTTGTGAACGCGGCCCAGCATGCTCTTCGGCCTGCTGCGGTGTATCGAATCAAATACCAGTTCCTTTTCGCCGTACCATTTCGCCGCCCAGCACATGACATAGCCGGAATCGATGATCTGATTGACGCCTACGTTTTGCTGATAAAGTCCCCACACATGGACCAGGTTCGGCGCCGTCTCTATGTCCAGCAGCAGAAGTTTCAAGATTAATTGACCGCCCCTCCCGCTCCGCGCACGGCCGCGCTGCGAATAAGCTGCTCAACCTCTGCCGGGTCTGCGAGTTCCGGGTATTGCTGCCATACGAGCAACATAAGCCCTCTGCTCATCGCGATTAGCTCTCCGCATGTCATCGTTCCCAAGGGAACCGTTCCATCGGCCTTGCGGCTGTAAACCCTGCGCGCCGTCATGCGTTCCTTGACGTCGTCACAGGTCATGATCAGTTCGGCGACGTCCTCCCGCGAAAGAAGCGGAATCACAGGAATGCCGCGTCCACACCCGCGAGGACTACGTCCGGGGGGAGACTCGTGCCGTTCTCGTGCTTGATGATGGCGCTGACCAATGACAGCAGTCGGGAAGGCGTCAGCGTGTACGGGTTGTCCGGTGAAGCACAGCAGAAGTGGCACACGTCCTCGATATAGGCATCGGTATCGTTTTCCGTGTGCGGCGCCCAGCGGTTGATGAGACCTCGGAGGGTCAAAAGTCCATGTCTGGACTGATAGGCCAGAAGGACTTTTGCGAGACAGCGGATGCCGTTTTCCATCGTGTCGAAGATGCAGAATCCCTCGTCGTCAACACCTATCTGTCCGACCCACGTGACTCCGTTTACTGCCCTGACATTGCCGGGATTGTTGTTGCGCAGGCCGCGGGGTATCATGGAACGCGGTCGGCCTTGACATCGATCTTCGCTTCGATGCGAACAAGGGCGTCCTCGATGCGTCTAAGATCGGCATGAGTGACGTATTCTTTGGCGACCTCGATGCGAAACGCCGTCATGCTGGCAGTGAGTTCCTTCTGATCGTCACGCGCGTCATGCAGTTGTCCTTGCACGAAACGGATATAGCCGCCGACGATGACGATGAGGATCGCGCTGCCAACGTTGAAAAACGTTTGCAAATCCATCGGCAGCCCTTAAAGTAGAAACGCCCCCGAAGGAGCGTTCATGGAGAATTACGCCGCACGCTTTATCGCCGCTGCGCTGGCCCCGACGTTCTGGGTGTTGGTGTTCGCGGTCCCGCTGTGGCTGACGCGGAGATTCTTCCCGCGCGCCGAGAAATACCTATTTGGACCGCTCTACAACGTGGGCTGGCTCATCGGCCATACACTGCGCTGGGGGTTGCGCCGAGTAGTCCGGTCACGCCGCGCGTAAGCATCGCGGAGATTTCCGGATCGATATTGCGCAGCAGGGGTATGCCGTTGCGCGTGCCCTGCACCGCGGCATTGACGAGGCGCGGCATCGCGTACAGGCTCGCAGCTCCGGTCAGGGCGGCACCCGCGTGATGCAGCAGGCCACCGTCCGTCAGAAGGTCACCCATGCCGCCGGCCAGCAAACCGAGGCCCCCGGTTGCCAGATGGCCCGCGATGTTGCCCTCCGCCGTGCCGCTCGACTTCAGTGGCGTGGCGACCTGACCAAACGCCGCGAGTTGCCGCAACTGCTGGCCTGCGCTGCCGAGGTTGTCGATCATTCCCGGCTTTTTAGCGTCCATCTTGGCGACCGCTGTCGCCAACTTCGTCGGATCGTAAGTGACGTTCCCGTTCGCATCCACGGCTCGCGCAGGCTGCGCGATTTTCTGCGCGGCATAGGCTTGCTGAACGGTTTGCATCGTCGACGGGTCAGCGCCCTGCGCGACGAGCGAACGCTGCGCAGCGTTGTCGAAGGCGTCCTGAATTAAGTTGTAGGCCGCCTTGTCCGCTGGGTCGCCGGACTGCGCGCGATAGCCATACAAGGAGCGCAGCCCTTGATAGTTGTTGAAATCGCCGTAGTTGCCGACCATCGGCATCGTGTCACCGACCGCGTATTTAGGCGTTGTGCCACCGACGAACTCCGGCACGCCTTGCGCAATCGCTTGGGATCGAGCTCCGGGCGCAAAGCCGGCAATGGCGGGATTGGGCGTCTGCGATCCGATGTACTGTTCGACGGTCTTCAGGGCGCCATTCGGCGCGTCGCGATCGGCAACGCCGGTGAATCCCTGACTTACGTTACGCAGATCGTCAATCAGCGGCTGATCGACGTTGAGCGTGCGTCCAGCACCCGCCTGCTGGATCAGATTGCCAGCATTGCCCCCGGTAACGGCCTCTAGTCCCGTCGTCGCCGCCTGTGCATTGGCCTGCCCCGCGTTCTTGTAGAAGCCGCTCGATCCGGGGAGTGAGGCGAGCATCTTTTCCAGCCGTTGCGTGAACGCGCTCCCGCTCAACTGGCCTCGGGTAAGAACGCCGCCGTTGGCATTGGCGAAATCCTGCGCCGCCTGAATCGTAGGATTGACCGGAGCCGCCCCGCGCGCCGCGACGCCGAACAGACCGGCGAGTCCCATACCGGCGAGTCCACCGCCGAGATTAACCGCGCCGCGAAGCGCGCTTTGCCCCGGCGTTCCGTATTCCAAAGCGCCCAGCATTCCCATGCCCAGCGGCGTCTTTGCGGCGCCTACGCCTGCCGCGTCGCCGATGGCGGTCCCGAGCGGTCGCTGTTGCTGGAGTTTCGCGTATTCGTCCTCGTTCGCCTGCTGCACGGCGGGATCGATCGACGGGACCGGCGCCATTCCCAGCGCGTCGTTTGCCCTATCGATGCCGTTGGCGATACTCGGCCCGATGTAGGGGATCGCGTTCACCTTCTGCCGCGCGCCTGCCGCCATGCGGTCGAACCAGTGACCCAGCGCAATCAGAGGAACCTCTTGCGCGATCGCCGGCGCAAGCGGCGGTTGCCGTGGCGCTGGCGGGACCGCCTTCGGCTGCAATCCCAGGCGTGCCAGCGATGCGCCGATGTCCGGCTGCGGGACCGACTGCGGTCCACCGTCAGGCAATGGCGCAGCCTGTAGACGTGCCAGTGCTGCCGCGACGTCGTCGTCGGTCATTGCGTGAAGCCGCCCAATATCACTTTGCGGATCGCGTTCGGATTGCCCGACTTGAGCAGATTATTCACGTCATAGGTCTGCGTCGCGTTCAGTCCCGAACGCGGTTTCAGCCCCATGACTTGCGGGCGCATCTGCCAATAGTTCTGTGGTGTGATCGGTGCTGGAGGAATCCAATTCTGCAAGCCAGCCGGACTATTTGCCGCCTGCGCACTGTTGAGCTGATTGATCGTGTCCAAGGCGGCGGAGCCGATCTGCGCGCGAATGGCTGCTCGGCCTTCCGGTGTCGTCGCGGCCGATGGCATGGAACGCAGGGCCGAGGTAAATTCCGACTGGAAGATGCGGCCGCCGGGAAATTGCTTTAGTCCGCCGCGCACCAGCGTTTGCAGCGCCGCATCGTAGGTGTCGGAGTTGGTGATCTTGCTGGTATCGATCTGCACCCCGAACGGCTGCAATAGAGAGTTCGTCCACATTGCCGCGTCTTTATAAATGGCTTGCGGCGTGCCGGTGTAGATGCCTTTCTGATCGGTGCGCTCCAGGTTGTCGAGCGAACTTAGAACCTTGTACGCGATCGGCCGCGCCGCCTGCAATTCTTCCAGTTGCTTGCTCGCCTGTCCCTGATTCTCGGCGTTGAAGCCCTGTTGCAGCTTCGCGCCGGTCTCGATGTTGGCTTCGCCGGCTTTGACGGCGAGCGGCCCCGCACCCGTTACGACGCCCGTTCCGAGCGTCGGCGTTCCAAGCGACGGCGCTTGCACGGGCGGCGTTTGCGCCGCTTGCATGGGCGGCATCTGATAGCCCATCTGCGGATAACCCGACCGCTGCGCATCCGCCATCGCTGCGGCGCGTTGTTGCGGCGAGAGCGTCGGCGCGAAGGTGACGCTGCGCTGCGGTTGCTGCGGTTGCTGCGGTTGTGTTTGCGGGCCGCGCGGTTGCGCACCGGGAGGCTGTCCGAACACCTGGGAGGCGTAGCCCTTGATCGGCTCGTTGTTGGGACCGAGCGCGTCGACGATCTGATACGGGAACTTGCCCGCTTCCGCACCCCCCGCTTGCGCCCCGGCAGCGGCAGCAATCGCCGGCAGCGCACCGGAAATAGGCCGCGTCGACCACGTACCGTCGGCATTCTGCGTCGCGTCCGTCCCTTCGGGGAATTTCGGCATCAGCGTCGCTTGCATCGTGACGGGATTCACCATGTAACCGCCCGGTCTGCCGCTGACCGGCGTCGGGAATTTGGCCTTGATCGCCGCCGACATGTCCGGGCGACCGCCCGCCATGCCAATGATGTTCGCGTTCGCCAAAGCGTTGTATTGCGTCTGCTGCGGCGAGATCGCGCCGGGAATTGGCACTTGCGTCGGCAGCGTAGCTGGCGCTGGTTGCGGCGACCCCAGTGCTGCGCCGAACGACGCTGCCGCGCCGCCCGGCTGCTGGAATGGCGACGGCGCGCCGTCTTGCGTGGGTATGTTTGGACTCGCGTTCGGCGCGCCGAGGGCGTCGCTCATGCGCTTCATCTGCTGCTGCTGCTGGATCAGCTGCATCAGCGGAATAACACCTTGCAGTTGTTCCGCGCGCAGCTTGGGAAGCTGCGTGAGCGTATTCGTGTACGTCCCCATCGCCTGCGGAATGGCTTGGCTGATCGTCCCCATCTCGTAGCCGCGCCGCGCACCGAGCAGACTCGCGCCGAGATTGAGGAGCGCCATCTGCTTGGCCGTCGCGCGATCAGCGTCCGACGGTCCCAATCCCGAAAGCAGGCCCTGTAGCTGCTGGCCGATGTCGGACGAGTCGTCGATGCCGAGAAGACCTGCCATCACGGGCTCCCGAACAGATTGCCGTAACCGGCTGCCGCGGCCTGCTGCACGGCTTGCGGGTTATTGGCGAAATATTGCTGGAATAAGGGCTTCAACTGGCCGGTATAGGTCGATGGATCGTAATTGTTGACCTGGCTCGCGTTGTCGTAGGGATCGGCCTGTCCGCCCAAGGTAGACAGGGCGTTGCGCACGTCGAGATTCGAGCCTTGCAGCATGTTGCCGATCATTCCCGACATGCCGGGGATGTGCAGCATCTTCTGCGCGAAGAGTTGATCCTGCGGCGTGAGGCTGTTCACGTTTACAGGGCCCGTTGAATTGCCCCACATCGAACCCTGCGCCTGGTTCCACGGCGCGGTTTGGGGTGCAGGCGCAATAGGCGCGACCTTCGCCGGTCCCTGCGCAGCCCCAAAGGGCGATTGTCCGGGAGCGAGTGCGGGAAGATTCATTCCCGGCGCGATCGGCGGTTGCTGACTACCCGGCTGCCCTTGCGTCCATTGCGAGCCCGAAGGGGCGCCCGGAGGAATCGGCGGCAAACCCGCATTTGCGCCGGGATTCGATCCCCACGGCGGTTGATATTGCATCGGCGGCGGCTGACCATTGAACAATGCCGGGGCTTGCGACGAGCCCAGCCCCAAGCCGCCGTTATTGAGTCCATTCCAGCGCCCGTATTGACTGCCGTTGCTGAATGGGCCGTTGCCCTGCGCGATCGAGGCAGCGGTTTGTTGCGGCTGGTCCTGATACGGGAATCCGGGCTGATTGAACTGCGGGAACCGGAAGTCCTGCCACTGCGGGGGGACGTAGTTGGCAATCGTCGGATCAGCCATAGCGCATTCCTTGCATGAGCGCCATCAGGCGCGGATCGAGCAGACCTTGCTGCGGCATCGCTTGGGCGCGCGGCGTGGCGATCTTCGGCGCGTAGAAACTCTTGAGCAGGCCCATCGAATCGTTCGGACCGCCGGGAGGCGAGAGCAGCCCCAAGCCGCCCCCCCCGGGTCCGCTCGGCGCCCCGCCTCCAGTCGCGCCAGCCAAGGCCCCTGGAATCTTGCTCAATGCGCTTAGGGCGTTGCTCACGCCCGGCGGCAAGAGGTTGCGCAGCGTGTCGCCAATCCCGGCCTGCGTACTGAGGTCGGTGATCGGCGCAGCACCCGTCAGCGCGCTTGCGGGACTCGTCAGTGCGTCGGGACCGAACAGCGAGGACTCGGCGCTGCCAAGCGGCGCGTCGGCGCCCGCTGCCGTGGCAGCGTCCGTCGCGGCATTCGTGCTCAAGTCCGTGATCGGCGCGGCGGCTTGGCCCGCATCGAGCAGGCCTGTCGCCGCGGTGCCGCCGATCGCGCCCCCGGACATGGCGCTCGCCAGGAACGGCGCGCCGAAGGCAAAGCCAAGCACGCCGAGGGGCCCGAGGATGTCGTCAAGGTTGTTCGTCTTCGCCCACGTGAAATTGGACGTTGGCGTGGTCTGTCCGTAGACGGGGCTGTTCGTTACCCCACTCGGGTTATTGACCGTTCCTTGCGCGCCATGGCCCTTGGTATCGCCGTACAGTGGTGCGTAAGTGTCCGGGTTGAGGTCGACGGCATTCGGAAAACCCCCGCCGGGCAATTTCGAGGCGTCGTATTGAAGGCTCCATTGCGCAGGACCGCCTGCGCCGTCTCCCTCGTATGGCGACGCGTGTTGTACGAATGAAGCACTGGGATCGTACTGTTGCAGCGCGCGCAGGAACTGCTGGCCGGTCCCCGATTGATTCGGGTCCGAGGTCAGCGGATTCCCGGAGGCGTAAAAGCCCCAGTACGGGATCGCTGCCATATCAGTGACCGCCGGTCAGCGCCGCGATGATTGAGGCCAAGCCGCCCGCGATTCCGAACGGGCTGTACGACTGGCCCAATCCCAGTTGCTGCGTCGTCGTGCCTGTGCCTCCGGTGGCCTGACTGATGGCGTTGCCCATCAGGTTCTGCGACAGGAACGGGGCTTGCACGACGTTGCCGAAATACTGCTGCTGCGCGTTCAAGTCATTCTGCGTGTTGCCCTGCTGCTGGGTTCCCAGGGCATTGAGGCCGTTGATCGCGTTCCAGTCCATGCCCTGACTCTGCAAGCCGAGTCCAGCGCCTTGCAACGCGTTCTGCTGCTGATTCTGAAAAGCTCCCGTGGCCCGGTTGAGCGAGTTTTCAGCGAGTTGCCCGGAGTTGTAGTAGTTCTGGCCTTCGAGGTTGCTCGTGTTCTGCGCCAAGGCTCGCGCAAGTTGCAATTGATTCTGTCCCGTCTGCTCCTGATAGCCCGAGCCGCCATAGGCTCCGGAGCGGATATTCGCGGCGTCGGTCTGCGGCGCTATGGCATTCGTGTACGCGTTGGTGATGTCGGCATTCGACGAGCCGATCATCTGTTGCAGGTACGGATTGTTCCCCATGTACGGATTCGCCATCGTCGCGTAGGGGTTGGGGCCTCCTCCGGTCGCGGCCTGATTAACGATCTGCGCGTTCGCCATGTTCCCCGCCGGACTGCCGTTGGTGGCGAGGTTGTAGCCCATGTCGTTCGCGGTCAGTTGCATACCGTTCTGCGGCGCGACCGTCGAACCGCCATAGACCGGCATCGGGTTCGCTGTCAGCTGCGACATGTTCGACAGGTAGCTATTCCAGTACGGCTGGGCAAAGCCGGTCGCCGTGCTCGTCGAGGTATTGGTCGTCGGCGGGATGCTGAAAAACGAGCCCATAAATGTCCTTTAGTAGAGCCGATACCAGACTGAATTAGCGAGTTGGAACGCTATTCCGATGCCGCCGCCAAACAGTGAGGTCGGCGCATTCTTCACGGTCTGGCCCGTATTGGGATTGATCGTGATCGCGTGGATGGGCTGCTCGCTGGTGATGCGCAGAATATGTCCGTCCGCGCTCGCCGGCAGCGTCAATGTTCCGGTATTGAGAATTCCCGCTGGATCGAGGATTAGCGAATCCACGTCCGGGACGGTGATCGAGAAAGCATCGGCCGGCGTCTGATAAGAGTAGGTCGACGCGGCGTTGATCGCTCTGGCGTGGTCGAATTGCCACTGTTTCAGCACCTTCAGCAGTTCTGCGTCGTAGCCACCTTCAGGATTCGGAAACTGTCGCTGCAACAGGACTTTCATTGCAGCGGAAACTCCACCCGTTTGCCGTTGGCCGTGACCGAATACTGGAGGTCCATCAATTCAAAAGGAGCCGCGCTCGGGAACGTGATGGCCAGTTGATGCCAATACGCCGTTTTGCCGATGTCAAAGCGCGCGTTCGCGCTGTCCCATACCGCGCTCCCATCCGCTACCGAGGCTCCGCCAAGCGTCTGAAGGCGCGAGTACGATAGTTGCCCGTTGCTGGTGGGGATGGTCTTGAACTTCGGCACGATGCGATCCAGCCGCGTCGCCGTTCCGTTGTCGCCGAGATTGGCGTTGAGCACCATATCCCCATACAGCACCGTCGAAGTGTCCCCGGAATACAGGTAGCGATTCCACAAGACATTGTCGGCACGCACGACAAGGGCGGGCGCGTCGTTGATCACGCCAGAACTGCCGAAATCGATCGAGGACGACGCCGACGTACAGGTCGCAATCACCGCGGCCGGCGGATCAACCGGCAAAGCGCCCCATTTGTTGAGTCGGTAGTTGTAAACGAGGCCGTATTTCCAGAACGCGATTTCTCCGGCACGCATGTCGTGCGAGATCAGCGTCCCGGCGAGGCGCGACAACGTCGGCTCGTAGAAGTTGTCATGCAGGTACTGCCGGACCGTCCCTGTCGTCAGGGCTTGCGTGGTAAAGCCGTTGAACAGGTAAATATCCTCGCGCCCGACGAAAATGTGCGAGCCAAAGGCACTCGAGCCCCCAATATCGACGATCGGCGGGGGCACGTTGTAAGCGGCATTGACGCCGACGACGTTATTGACGAGTTCGAAGCTCCACGTATTGCCCTGCCCGTCGTTCAGGTAACGCATCAGCCAGATGGCGTTTTCCTTGTAAACAGCCAAGGAATCTCCAAGTCGCAATAACGCCACGATACGGCCCGGAACATCGGTCAACTGCGCGTTGCCCGCTTGCGTGCTCAATGCCGGCGTCCAGTTCGTGTAGTCGCCGAACGCGCTCCACGCGACCATGTCATTGGTCCCGACGACGCTTCCGTAGTTGCCGCAGTTACCGGCGACGATGAAATTCTTGAATGTCGCCAAAGTCGAGCAGGGAGGACCGGCCACGTCGACGAACAGGTTCCCCGTCGCCGTCTGCGCCTGAATGTTGGTCAGGAAGCGATGCGAGGCGAGCGCGACGTTACCGAAACTCGTAAACGTCCAGTACTGCGGGGCGGTTTCGTCGCTCGTACTCGTCCCGCTAATGCCGGTGTACGGGTCGCCCCCTTTTGATACGATCGCAAGCGCGAAGGTCGAACCGCTGCGCGTCAACTGATAAAGGTTAGACGCTGTCGTGCCCCCGAACAGCCTTCCCGTCTGCTGATAGGTGTGCGCGTACAGCGTGGTCACGGTGCCGGGAAAACTGTTCCATCCCGAGGTGCCGACGTAGCGCGAGAGTCGCGGATAGTTTGCGTAGCCGGTCGCTGTCGGCCTCAATCCGGTGCCCGTGATGATGCCGGGCTGACTCGGGTCGGCGTCGGGCGCGAAAACCAGGCTCATGGATGGGTCCAGATGGCAGAAGAAGGCGCAACCGGCGTCCATACCGCGCTCGCCGGGTCTACCCGGGCCCAGTGCACGCCGATGATGGTTGCTGTCTGCGCGGTCATGAGGAAGGCCCCGGGAATGGCTTGTATGACGTGGTTACGAGGAGGGAACGTCGCAGCATTACCGACGAGGCTGAACGCGCCAGCCTGTCCGATGAGCGTCTTGACGCCCGGTTTCTGATAATTGAGCGCCGTATCGGTACCAGCGAGCGCAAACGTTCCGGGCACCGCAGTGACGCCCGGACTGGCGCGGGCCAAGGTCGCGGCAGCCCCTGTCAGCGCGAAACTCCCGGCGCTGGCGTCCACCTGATCGTCGCTCTGGCTCGGCGCGCCGGTAAACAGGAAGACGCCCGTAGCGGCGTGGTTGACGTGGCCCCACGTCAGCGCAGGCGGTGCGCCTGCAACTGCGAACGTCCCGGTCCCGGCGATTAGAAACGGGTGATTGGGATCGGTCGCCAGCAGCAACCCGAGCGATGGCAGTGACGCAGGGGCGCCCGAGCCAACGCCGATGGTGCTCTTGAGGAACGCGGCCGCAATGCCGGTCTCGGCGAAGGTTCCGACGACCGCGATAAGGTGATGCCCTGCGGCAAGTTGCGCGACACTCCCGGCAACGGCGAAAGCGCCCGTGGCGGCGCTGATGACGGGCGTATTCGCGCTAAACAGCAACCCCACATGCGGCAGGAAGGCGGCGCCCCCGCTGCCCCCGGTAAACGTGTCGGTGGAGACGAGACTGATCGACGGCAGGGGTGCCGGCGCATAGCCGGCCATGGCTTACTTGTACGTCAGGTTGACGATGATGTCGTTCGCCGCCACCGTGCCTGTGTCCGAATCGGACACTCCCGTCGTCAGCGCGAGCGCGATGCCGGTGGCGAAGGCAATCCCGTTCGGCATTGCGATCGCAAAGCCGGCGCCCGTCGTCGAGGCGGGGATGGGGAACGTCAGCACCGTCGGATCGGTGCCGACGGTTGGCGCACTGGCCTTGTTGTAGAACTTGAGGTAGCGGACAGCGGCGTTGAGGTTGATCGCATGAATGGAATAGAGCACGCCGGCCGACGCCTTGACGCTCGTGGCGTTGGTTGTCGCCGCCGAGATGACGCACTTCGGCGTCGCCCCGCCATTACCCTGCGCGATCAGCTCGACCGGCAGCGGGTTCGTGACCGACGCGTCATTGACCGTCCCATCGACGCCCCACTCGACCTTGACGCGGGGGTGCAGGACGCCGGGACCGATATCATCGGCAGCGAAGGTTGATCCGCCGCTCCCGGCATTTGCAACGAAGTTGTCGCTCATAATTATCTGTCTCTCAAGTTGTTAAAACTTTAACCCGCGCCCAGCGTCAGCAGCTGTTTTACCGCAGCAGAACTTGGCGTTGACGCGCTCCAGTCGAGCATGCCGCCCGTGTCGTTCACGCTCGTAACGCGTCCATTCTTGAGATAGAGGCCGGCATTTCCAGCCGCCGCTATATTGGTGTCGGAAAGAGAAATCTGCACGACGCCGTCGAGGTAAACCCCAATCGTGGACCCTGTCATGCGCAACTCGAGACTCTTCGATGCGCCTTGCGCGATCGTGGCCGCTACATCGCTTCCGAGTTGTGTAGGGGCGTTCGCCGTGTACCGATAAAGACGGAGGCGACTGTTGAGGTAGTCGAAATATGCGAGGTAGAAAGTGTCCGCACCGGACACCTTGCGGCCGATGACGCCGTAGATGTACGCGGCGCCCGATGCGACCAGCGTCGAGATCGTGCCGAAAACGCTATAGTCGGCAGAGGGCGGCGTTGCGCTGTGGGTGTAAATCGCCTCTATTGATTGATACGCCACCGCGTAGGTACCGGCTTCCGTACCAATGTTCGCAGTCGAATAATTCGGGGTGTCCTGTACCCATGAGGCGCTGTACGCGGAGAGTTCGGTGGTAGGCGTTCCGGTGAACGTATCGGATGCGAATATCGTCATGGCCTAGACTCGGTACGCATAAACGTTGTTCGGGGGGTCCATGAACAGGATGCAGCCCGACACGGGGTCACGAGCCAGATAGGAATACGCCTGATTCATCCCTGCCGAGGTCCCGTCCTCGAACAGCAGTTGCTTGGTCGCCCACACGCGATTCGGTGCATCGTAGTTGAACGCCTTGCCGCCCGCGACCATCCCCGAGATCAGCCCGGTAGTAGGATCGTAGGCCATGCAGGTGGGAGGCTCTGGCGTGGTGCCCGCAGGAACGCCAGTGGGACCGGCTCCCGTCGTTGTAATCGTCGTATAGGTACTGGCGTTGTAATTGGCGCGATTGAACGTCAGCTCATGCACTTCGGCAGGAAAGAACGCTCCCGTGTTCGCGCTCGTTGCCGCGGCCCCGATACAGATGAACTTGTCCATGCCGGGGTGATAGACGATCTCCGGAGTTTCCGTCTCCCCGAGCGCGAACTGCGGAATCGGCACGGTCGTTTGGGTGATGACGTTGGCGACCGGGTCGAACACGAAGAACGCCGAAAAGAAACTCGGCGTCGGGGCGATGATGAGAATCAGCCCTGACACCGGATCGGCGCGCGCCGTCGCGGTGTAATACCACAGGCGAGTGGCAGGGATCGGTGCCCAGGTGTTAGCCAGGCAATCGTATACCGACATATCGTGGCTGCCGCCGGCCACGGCGTAGCCGCCATCGGTCATCATGTAGAACTTGTCGCCCACCACACAGCCGGCGAGAAACACGTGATTCGCTGGAATATGGTTGGTCGCCGCGTAGACGAGCGATTGCGGAATGTATCCGACGCCGTTCACCTGGTCGTTCAGTTGCGCCGAAGTATCGGATGGATAGAGGACATCGAACGGTACTTTTCCGGTATACGCTCCTGCGTCGTTTGTGAACCCCGCCGTGTGACCGCCTCCGCCGAGCATCAGAATGCGATTGCGCTTCGGGTCAGCGGTAAGGCCACCATATTCCGAGCGCGCATAGGTGAGCACCGTGCCATCGGTGAATTGCCCGAGCGCCCGGACTTGTCCAGACTGAAGCGTAGACAGGGGAGATACACCCACGCTCCCGGGCGGCAGCGTAAGCACGCCAGGATCGAGAATCGGCGCCTTGCTGATGATGACCTCTGCGTACCACGTCGTCATCGGGGGATTCTGCGTGTTCGCATAAATGCCGAACGGGTCATTCAGATCGTACGAGCTGTACGGACCGAACCACGCCTTGCCGAATTTCGCGCCCTGCTCATAAGGAGAGCTGTCGGAAGGTATTGGGGTATTGATGTCGTGAACGAGTAACGACGGCTGGTTCTCCCGCGCGATCCACATGCGCACCCGGGAGTTTTCCCACACCGGAAGCGCAAAACCGTAGCCCGTGGCATCGAAATAACTCGGGTTGTAAGGACCGAAATTGATGCACAGCTGAAATGTCATCCATTCATTCGGAACCCAGCCGACGCATGCGGGGGGATAGAACGGATAGACGACCGATCCGCCGCCGTCGGCAGTTGATTGCCAATCGCAAAACGGCGCGCCCGGCACTCGGTTTTGGAACTGGTTGTGCCCTTGTACGGTGTAATCATCCAAAGCCGGGGCGGACGCGTCCGACGAGCGATACAAGTGCGTGACCTTGTACATTTTGAAGGTCGTCGCGACGACATCGCCCGCGTGGTGTGTATCGGCCCGCAGTTGGGGAAAGGTGCCGTTGACAGTGGCTGTACCGCTGTAACTAGGCCCGGGCCAGTCCTGCCCGGCGAGGATGACCTGCTTGATGGCGGAAAGGGTCTGCGGCGGCGTCAAATCGGCCTGCTGCCAGATGATGCCGTCGCACATGGCCTGGTCAAACCGCTGCCGCCATTGAATGAAAAACGTGTCGTTCGCCCCGAACCTCGTCTTGAGGTCCGCGGAGAAGTTGAGAAGGAACAATCCGCACGGAACGCTTCCGGCATTCGGCTCGCGCACGAACTTGCATGCGTTGCCCGAAATGGCAGCGCCAAAGGAAGCATCAAGGGAGGGCTGCTGCGGCAGGTTGGCGTAGAGGGGATTCGTAGTCGGATCACCCGCCCACGCCCAGCCGTGATTCGGGCCGCCTGTCGACGTGTCGTCGGGCAGTCCCAAGTCAGGGAAAGAAAACGCGCGTACCAAGTTGCTTCCCAGCGCCGCCGTACGAAGGGCAAAATCGCTACTTCCGCGACCGATCCCCGCAGCGATTCCCGTTTCGACAAAGGCCCCCGGCGAGGCCGACAGAACATGAATGCCAGGGAAGGCAACGCGCAGCCTGCGCATATCAGCAGCGCTCCCAGCGAGGGCAAAAGCGCTCGCACCTGCCGCTAGGCTTCGTCCCCTGCGCCTGCGAGTCATCGCCCACTTAAGTAATCGTGAACGTGCCGTTGGTCGCGTCAAGCGTCACCGTGAACGTTTCGCCGGCAGCGAGCGTAATGCTGGAGCCGTAATCCCAATACCCGATAAGCGGCTTGAGCGGGGAAGTCGGCGTGCTGTTGTAAAGCACCGCATAGCGAAGGGGACCGATCGAACCGCCTGCAGCCGTCCACGTCGCCGGACTCGACTGCACGAACTTGGCCACACCCCCGCTTTGCGACCATGAAGTAACCGCCGCCGCGTTGCCGCCCGCGGCATACCCGTTGCCGGCGGCGATTTCCGTGATGTCGGCCAGGATCGCATTCGTTGCCGCGGGCGCCGTGTTGGTCAGCATCACCTTGCAAGCGTCGCTTGACAGGTTGTGAACCTTGTTGCCAAGGTCGGCGACGAACTGATTGAACTTGTTGAATGCAGCCATTTATAGCTCCGTCAAAGGGAAATCCGACGCCTCACGGCGCTGGGAACTACGCGGTGCGAATGCGCAATAGACTGCCGACGTTGGCATCCTTGCCGGCGCGTTGCAGTTCGGCCATGATTCCGGCCCAACCCTGCTGCACGGCTGCGGCCATGCTCACGTCTTGCACGCGGATGTTGCCGTGGACAAGTGGCCCGTACAGGTAGGCGTCCGGGTACAGCGACAGCAGCCAATTCGTTTGATTGGTAAGCGTCAACGCGGGCAGCTTTTTCCAGTAATCGATGCGGATGTTGACGGTCAGATCGTCGGGCTTCGGCACCAAACGAATCTGATTGCTGACGATGGTGTAAAAACGTGGGGTATCCGCTTGCCCGAACGGGTCTTCAATGTCGGCCATCACGGGCGACAGGTATTCCAGTTGCAGACGTGGATTAGCAGCGTTGCCCTGCCACTGGATCGCGCGCAATTCGAGGAAATCCACCGGGAATGGCAGGTATTCAGAAGCAGTTGCGATGCTGTCCTGCTCCATCTGCGGCACGCGGATGTTGCGATTCACCCACGCCTCGAACATGGTGATCATGTCGACGACATCGGCTGCCACATCGACCCGCGCGAGCCACGCCTGCAACGCGGTTTGCAGGTTGGTGTAGGTGTCTAGCGCCACGTTTTATGCGGGTTGTTGGCCCACACCTGAAAGTCACGCAATGCCGGGTCCGCAAGCAGGTTCTTGACGTGCTGCGGGTCGTGCATGAACTGTCCGAAGTCGATTCCCCGGCTCTTGCAGTAGGCAAGCACGATCACGTCGGGAAAATGAGCCAGCTCGCGCATTTCCCCGCTCGGACTGACGCCCGACCCCGACCTTGCGCGTTCCTTGGCATATTCCAGAATCGGCTCGACATCCTGCGACTCGGAAATGACCACCCCGCCGTCGTTCTGCGGGATGATCGCCATCAGAAGCTCTCGATCGGCGTGACGTTGACGATGCCGGCAACGCTGACCTGAATTGCCCCGACGTTCGGAGTGCCCGCAGGACACATCAGGATCACCGCGTCACCGGGCTGCACCAGCATGTCGGTCGTCACTGCGGTCTGTGCGCCGGAACCGATGCGCACATACGCCGCCGCCGTTGCCGCGACGCGGACATAACGCGGTTTCGTGCCCGAGGAATCATTGGGCACGTTGCCGTTGGCGCTCGTCCCGCTGGTGGTGATCGAAACGCCCGTTGCACTGACTTGCAGCGCGTTGATTTTTCCGCTCATGTCAGTTCACGACGTACTTGATGGCGTAATAGACCGTTCCCGCCGTCGATGCGGTGCCCGTTTCCGTGTAGGTCACGGTGATGTCCTGCTTCGCGGTGCTGATCGCCCACGCTGCGGTTGCGGTCGGCGCGAAGTTGCCCACCGCCGATTTCACGTCCTGCGCCGCGGTAAAGGCCGTTCCAGAACCGCCGCTAAGACCGAGCGACACCGTCGCCGTGGTACCGGCATTGGAAACCACCGGGACCGTGATGTAGATATTGAGGATCTGCGCGTTCGCCGGCAGCGTTCCGACCACGACGGTATTCGTCGGCGCGACCGTGACCTTGCCCGCGAGCGCCATGACGAGACCGCCCTGCGCGCCGGATACGTCGTCCCATATCTGCACACCGGAGCCCGTCTGTTTCAGTTCGTAACCCATGTCTGCCCCTGCAAGAAAAAGGGCGCCCGAAGACGCCCTTGGAGTGAAGTTACGAAAAGGCTACAGAAGGTCGCGGATGGCGCCGGATGCGGCTTCTTCCATCGACTGCAAGCCGTACTCGACCACCAGCAAACGCTTTTCCGCGTCGCCGGTTTTCGCCAGCGGCTCGACCTGGAACTGGCGCAGGTAGTTGCACGCCCACTTGTCCGATTCCAGCAGGAACGCCGTGCGGTTGCGCTGGAAGCGGTTCGGAACCACCTTGATTTCGCCGAAGTCGCCGACGTAGACGGAAATCGCCGCGTACAGCTTGGCGTCCTCCGACTTGTCGAAACGCGTCGCATTGCCGGTGAAGGTCGACACCGTCTGCTTCTGCGTCGGACCCACCATCAGCGTGTCGGGGTTACCGCCGGAGGTGTACGTCTTCTGCCAGCAGTCCTTGAGCAGCGCTTCGGTGAAGGTGCGTTGCGTCCCGTCCGTCGGTGCCGTGTTGGTGGACGGTGCCGCAGCAACACCCGAGGCGCCGAGATTGCTGTTCGTGCCCCCCACCCAGCCTTCGAGTCCGCGCGTCTGCCGGGCAACCGTGGTGGAACCCGTCACCGCCGTCGTGTTCTGCGTCAGCGCCGTTTCCATGTCGCGCTTGAGGGCCTTGCCCTTCAGCATGATCTGGTACGCGATTTCATCCTTGCGGCCGGCCTTGGTGACGGCTTGTTCCGTCGCCGACAGGACGATCGTCTTGTACGAAATCTGCGTGCGGTTGTTGACGCGCACCGTCGGGGTAACCGCAGCGAAGGACGAAATGTCATCGCCTTCCAGCTGTGCGTTGTTGGCCGCGGCGTCGAGGGTGTCTTTCTGCCACTCGAACAGGATGTTGGCAGCCTTCCCCTTCTTGCACATGTTGAGGAACGGAGTCTGTGTCGGCGCGATGTTGTAGATGATGTCCGACAGCTGCTCACGGATGCCGATGGCACTGTAGGCCGTGAACGTATTGGCAACGATGGTCATGATGGTCCTTGACGCCTCACGGCGTTAGTCGAGTCCTAAGTTTTTAAGCGCTGCTACCGCGTCGTCGTCCTTGCCGCTTCTGCGGAGACGCGACAACGCATCGTTACGCGGTATTCCCGGCTCTTGCGAGACCTGGGGCCGCACAACCTTGGGCGGCGCTTGCCTGACTTGCTTTTCGGCCACCGTCTTCTGCTGCTGCGACTTGTCGTACAAGTACGCCTTGTGCAACAGCTTGATGGCCCTGGGATCGGTGACGGAGGCTAATTCTTCCGGGCGATAGCCGTAGCTGGCAGCCGTAGACATCAGCGCCGTTTGCAGTTCCGGTCCCCAATTCTGGATGTCCTTCGCCAGCACTTCATGGCCCTTGGCAAGTTGCTGCTGCACCGACTGGACTTGCTCGACCTGCGCTTTCTGCCGGGCCTGATCCAGTTGCTGGAGCATGCCTTGGCGAGCGTTGGTGAGTTCGGTCCACGTCTGACGCAGTTGCAGGTTTTGCAGCGGGTCCGCTTGTGCCAGATGATTCCAGTCGACCTTTTGCAACTGTTGCAATTGCTGGTCGATCTGCTGAATCGCCGCATAGTGGCCGACGTACTGCTGCGCTTCCTGCGCGAGTTTCGCGACGGCCTGCCGTTCCTGCTCTGCAGCGGCACGCATTTGCGCGACTTCGGTAGTCTTGCGCGTGTAGTCGGACTGGCGCAAAAACGCGTCCTTCAACTCCGCGGGGACGGCGTATTTCTTGCCGTCGTACTCGACTTCGGCGGTTTGCTCTGGCGAGTCCGGCTCGGTCGGTGCTGGAGTTTCAGTTGCGGTCTTTTGCGCCTGCGGTTCCGCGTCCTCTTCGACGCCCGGAAGATTGCCTTCTTCGTCGAGCAGCCCGGTCAGTTTCTCCAGGTCGCCCGGCTCTACTTCATCAATGATTTCTACCGATTCGCTTGCGCGTTCTTCGGGCATGACGTTCCCTAAAGGAACGGCGCGTCATAGGGACCGCGCCGCTTGCCTACGTCTCACGACGTTGGCGGTTACCCGCGTTGCGCGGGAATTACATCGCCGGTGTTGAAGCGAACTTGAAACGGTCCCGCAGCCACGCGAAAGGCGCCGTAGACGCCTTCGCGCATATCGGCGACCGTGGCGTTGTCCAACGGGATATTGCCGCGATACAGCCGATTCGGAACGTTGCGGGCCTGGACTGGCAGACCGCCTGGAATCGATACCGACACGATGCGTTTGTCGGGATGGGCCTTCTCGATCAGTTCGATCTGATCAAGCCATCCCTGCCAATCCATTGCTTCGCCTGGTCGAGCAGCGTCTGCTTGCGCGTGATCTCCAGCGACGCCATTTTCCCGGTGTCGATGCTCTGCTGAATCATGCTTTTCAGCTTCTCCAGCAATTGCAGCATCAGGATGGCTTTTTCGCGGCCGTCCGCGTCTCTTGGGCTGGAGCGCTTGAGCTCCTTGACGATCTGTTGCTCGAGATTCGTCCATATTTCCTGAAACACCGGGTTGTCGAGCAGTTCGCGCGCATGCTGACCCTGCACCAGTTCCTCGAACAGACGGTCCTCGCTCACTGCGCCATTTCCTGCGGATAGAGCGAATTCGCCTGCTGCTTGCTGGCCGTGATATCCGCCGCCTGCACTTGAGCGGCAGCCTTGATCTTGGCAATCTCGATCTGCGTCATCTGCTCGCGGCTGTGCCTCAAGTCATCAAACTTGAGCGCCATTTCGTGCTTGGCAAGTTCAAGCTGCGCGTCGGATTGAATCTTCTGCTGCTGAATCTGCGTATCGGCCTGCGTGCGCGCAGCCTGCACCATCTGGTCCGCTTGCACCTTCGCCTGCGCCATCTGGCCTTCTGCCTGTAGCTTCTGCTGGGCAATCGCCTGATCCGACTGCGCCTGAATCTGCGCCTTCATAATCTCCGGGGGGGGACTTTGCGGTACGTGCTGGCCCGGATCGTTCGGGTCTTTCGGCTGGCTCGGGTCGCTCCAGAAACGGGAAACGTCCTTGAAACCGGCTGCTCTAGTCAGTTCCGACAGGGCCTCATACATGCCCTTCGGCGTGGCAATACCCAAGGGCAACGCGTTTTGCTGCGCCTGAATGATCAGCATCATGTGCTGCATGATCTGATCCTTGTTGCCGGTTCCGAGTCCGACGTTGATGGTCACGTCGAAGCTGGTCTTCCACTCTCTTGGATCGACCGGAACGAACTTATTGTTCAACCTCAAGATGACGGACTGCTGCGCGTTCTGCTGCGCCAGCTTCATGATCTTGCGGAACAGGTCGGTAACGCCGGTCTCCGCGAATACGCGACCGATCAACTCGATCCGCTGATTCGACGCCTGCATGATGGCGTTGACGCCGGTCGCAGTCTTGTTCAGCGACTGGGAGTCTGTACCTTGGTTGTACTTGGTCACGCCGCTGCGGTTTTCGCGCAGATCGTCGAGGACTTGAAGTCCTTCCAGGGCATCGCGGCCGACGTTGGGAACGACCAGCGGCGTGACACCGTCAGGGCCGTCGCCGCGGACGACCCCACCGGGCCGCGAAAGCAGAAGATCGTCGAGATTGACGTTCTTCGTCGTGTCGACGTACATCCGCGGAGCCGTCGACAGCGCCAGGCTGTCGAGGTACTGGCGCCAGACGCTCGTCTTGATGCGCTGGATGTCGAACAGGATGTCGGCCAGCGACAGACCGATGACCCGGTGGGGCATCATGATCGGCGTGATCAGGCAGAACGGGTGTTCGTCGATCGGCTCGTTTTCGAGTATTTCTGTGCCGCACTTGACGACACGTCTTAACTCGGCAATGCCATCATTGTCGAAATCGACGTTGATGTAACACTCGTGCAGCCAGATGACGCGCCTCGAACGATCTTCGCCCTCGTCCTGGCGGAAGGTCGCGGTATCGTCGTCGAATTCAGCCCGCTCGATGGCTTCCTGATTCAACTGGCCCAAGGCATCATCGGAGGTGCAAGCGTCGATCTGCGCTTGCGAATAGCCCATCGCCTTCAAATCAGAGGCCGTCTTCCTGACTCGGTGAGCGACGAAGAATGGCTCCTGCATCGTGCGCGCCATGCGCGAAATCAGGAATTCCTCGGGCGGCACGTTTTCTACCCGGGCCTGCTGCGCCTGCTTGGTCCGCTTGACCGTGACATCCCATAACTGCGGGAATGGCGGCATCCCCGCAAGGCCAATTCCAGGCGCCATTCCCGGAGGCATGGGCGGCGCGTTGGGATCGTCGTAACTGCGCTGCTCGATGACCTCAACCGTCCTGTCCTGGAGCATCAGGGACAATTCGTCCCCAGTCAGCCCCGCGTATTCCTCGCGGGCTACGTCTTCGTGGGCGTCCCACCACACCTTGAGGATGCCGCACTTCTCGATCAGCGCATCCTTGAACCAGTTGTGCAGGATGGTAAAGCCCGGATTCTGCCGATAGAACACGTAATTGCAATACGCCGTCGCCTGGTCTGCCCCGGGCACATCCTCTTCGTTCTGCGCCTCGAACTTGACCGCGTCATCGCCGCCGGCAAACATCTTGCACAGCGCGGGCATGATCCACTCGACGACATCGGATACGTCCGTCGATACCACGGACGATCGGCCATCGACTTCCGGGGGCGCGAGTTCGAGCTTCGCTTCACCGTGGTAGTACCAGAGCGCTTTTTGCCGCTGCGCTGACAGCTTGCCGATGTAGCCGAGCGCGTTGCTGATTTCCGAATCGAGAAGCGCCTTGAGGCCGTCTTCGGTGATCATGCGCAGGTCAGTTTGGGATATTTGAGTTTTTCATGCGGTTTGCCGGCCTTGCGTACCCCTTCACAGGCATAGCGCAGGGAGTCGATGCAGTGGTTGTGCTTGTCCTCCAGCAAGGGCAGGACTTTGCCCGTCAAGGGATCGGTCTTGTAGCGATACAGGGCCAATTCGTCCCGGACGTGCTGACACCTGGGATGCACGACGATGTCAAAGGACTGGAGGAACGCCACGCCTTCCTCAATGCTGCGGGGCCCCTTGATCGCCGCGTTGATCCGGGGGAAGCCGTTCTTCTGCATGTGGCTGATCGTCTCCGGTCTCGCGGAATCGGCGGTGATGAACCACTTGCGGGCATCGGGAACGCGATCGAACAGGTCCGGCAGGTTGGTGATCTCGCAGCCGACCATGTACGCCTCGTAATCCACGTACAGGCGCTTGCCGTCGATCGAGCAGCGGATCAGGACGGACGGGTCTATTGCGTAGCCCCAGTCGGCCCCGAGCCTGAACACGGTTCCCTTGGGTCGCTCGAACTCTTCCACCGTCCAGTTCTTAAACACGCGGGCTTCGGAGTGGGTCTCGTAATCACCGAGCCACACGTGGGCGTACTTCTCCGGGTCCCGTCGCCGGTCGTACTCCATTTCCGTCTGGAGCACATCGGGAAACCACGGGTTATCCCGATAGTTCGCATGCACGACGATCGCATCCGGCGGCGGATCGGTCCGAAGCAACGCGTCGACAGGGTCGCCGGGCTGGTTCGGATTCCAGCTGAACCACAGTTCCGAGCCTTCCTTGCGGATGGTCGGTCTGAGCAGGTCCAAGCTGCGCTGACTTAGGGACTGCGCTTCTTCCACCCACGCGCGGTCATAACCTTCCAGGCTCTTGATCGACTCCGCGGTGTGGTTTTGCATCCCTTGAAAGATGATCAGGCCGCCGAGGTCGGAGCGAATCTCGGTTTGCCGGATGTCGAAGCGCGAGCCGAGGTTGAGCGCTGCAATCTTGACCTCGAGCAGCTTCTTGACCGACTGCGCCAAGGACTGCTGGACCTCGCGGATACAGACAATGTCCGTCTTCTGCCGGATCGATTCCTCGATGGCGAGCTCGGCGAAGAAATGCGACTTGCCAGAGCCTCTACCGCCGTGGGCGCCTTTGTAGCGAGCGGGATCGAGCAGCGGGACGAATACCCGCGGCGTCTCGATGCGAAGGTTCAATCAGCTTGCGACCGCGACTTGACCCGGTCCTGGAGCGGGCAACAGACTGACCGGCGTTTCCTTGCGCGGATCGACGATCACGCGCTGAATCTGCTCAATCATGATGCGGTCGAAACTCGCATCGCCGACGATGGCCTGTGCCGGCTTGCCATAGGCGCGGTCGAGGAGTGCTGTCGCCGCAGATACGCGCTCGCTGCCCTTCGCCTCGCTGTCCGTCATGATCGAAGCGAGGGTCGCAATAGCCTGCTCCGTCCAGGCGCGCGCCAGCTCCTTGACCTGACTATTCTCCTTTGGGCGCCCGCTGGGGTTGCCCGAAACGCCTGGTTGGAACATTTGTTATTACTTTGTTAGCAACTTACTCGTAGGAATCGCCGAAGCCCATGCTGTCGTGCAGTGACTTCTTGCTCTTCGGCTTCTTCTCGCCTAAGACCTTGTCGGCTTTGGCATCTACACGAGCTTTCACCTTCGGCGAGGCGAAACGCGAAGCCATCGACTTGGCCGCAATCGCATGGCTGCGGTCGGGGATGGGGTAGCTGCGGTCAGGACCGGCAAAGGTTGACTTCGGCAGGCTCTTGCGTTTGGCGGCGGTGAGTTTCATCGGTGATTTCCAAATAAAAAAGCCGCAGCTTAGCGGCTTTGCGTTTGTTGCGGGCGCACGATCCCGCCGACAATTCTGCCACAGCTAGGACAGTGCGCAACAACGTCGAGTGGACGACAGTGTTGCATCGCCGCCTGCAACAGTTCAACCAGCTTTTCCGACCAACGCACCGAACCGGCAGATTCGTGATAGTTCGACCCCATGCCCATGCTTACAGCGATCTTCGACATGTGCGAGCGGCTATAGCCGAGCAATCGGCCCAAGTGCACCGGACCCATCCCGCACGCCCTTGCCTCTTCAACGAGAGCCCATAACACGCCCTTGGGGACTCTCACAGGCAATCCTCGATCGCGTTCATTGCGGCATCAACCGCCTCGCGGTAGGTGAGCGGGTTGAAATACCAGCCGGCCCTGCGTGTGGCAAAGCGTGCCCGCCGCTCATCCCATTGCTCGATCGTCAGGTTCATGCCATGCCGCTGCGCTTCCGGCATCAGCACCCAGTGCACTCGCAACGCTGCCCGCTGCGGGCTCGCCAGCGCGTTCACCAGGCGCTCGACCTGCATAGCTTGTAACTCATTGGGCTCCTGATGCTCCAATGCCTCCTCGAGCTTTTCCTGTGTGGTCAGGTGACAATTCTTGTACTCGACTTGCGGGATCAGGTCCCAATTCGTGGCGCAACCTGGATAACAGTCCCATACCCGACGGCACCAGCGCGCCCAGTTGTCCAAGGCGTCGCCGACGTTCATCGCGGGACTAAGCATGGCGAGCATGTCACGCTCCGATTCCCAGGACTTCGCGGGCGCATTCAAGTGAGTACAGGTTGACCTTCTCCCCCTCCGCCTCGCGCTTGACGATCTTGCGCGCCCAATCCTTCGGGTCGCGCTTGCGGTTCACGGGATCGGCAGTGAGTTCGTGAATCGCCGCCAGAACTTCCGGGCTTGGCCCTCCGTAGCGATGCACGATCTTTGGCAATCCCTGCCCGCGGATCGCCCGTGCATCGCGGCACATGGCCGCGAATTGAGGAAGCGTCGGCGGATAATCGGTGTAGGCAAGGACCATCGTCTCCAAGGCGCGCTTGATGTCAACGGCCTCGTAACGACCCAGACTTTCAGCCCAAACCGACCGCACTTCGTTGAGGTCGGCATCCGCCCACATCGTCGCCGCCTTGTTCCCGTAGATCGCCTGGAATCGCGAGAAGAGCCGGCTTACCCACTCGCTCGGCAACGCCTTCAACGGTTCGCTCATCGCGTACCTTTCCGGTGAGGATGTCCATGTTTTTTACACGTCTTTCCGCTAACGTCGGATCGCGTGTGGCGGCGTACTGCCGGCGCTCGTTGCGCACCCAATTCCGCCATGTCGCGAGCCAATCCGTTTTGCGGGCTTCCTTACCGGCCTTGCCGTGCCAGTGATCGCGGAACACTAGAGCTACGCGCTCAACTTCAAGCGAGGTCCAGTCCGGTCGTTCCCCCTGGGCCCACTGCATCCATTCGATGGGCAGTGTCCACAAC